TACCGGACGGTGAGCAGGCCCTGCAAGATTGGGTGACTAAGATGGTTGAGATTATCGGTGAAGAGAACAAAAACAATGAAACCCTTACAAATGGACAAGGCAATTAGAGACGTTATCATTTTATGCGTGCTTTGCGTTACGCTTGGGTGCTTAGTTGGGTTTTATTTTTACGAATATATTTAAGCAATGACCGATATTACTAAATGCACGGGCGAAGGTTGTTCCTTAAAACAAAGGTGCTACCGATTCACCGCCCCAATGGGAACCTATCAATCAATGTTTGTCGAGGTTCCTTTTGCGGATGACAAGTGCGATTATTATTGGGAAACCTTTAACACCAAATGAAAATAGACCACATCGCACACTTCTGGGCTGGGATGGCAATCCTTGCCGTTACGGGTAGCTGGCCAATTCTTATCGCAGCAGCATTCGGCAGAGAATTAAAAGGAATCCTACTCGACGACCGTAGGGACTACAACGATAGCGTTTGGGACGTTGTGTACACTTTGGTTGGTGGCGTAGCCGCAATGATAGGTAAATTATTCTTTACCTTATGAAAGCCGTATTGGAGTTCACGCTCCCCGACGAGGAGGTTGAATTTATGGAAGCCGTTAACGGAGGGATGTTTAAGCACGTCCTTTGGCAGTTAGACCAAAAGTTGCGCTCTAACTTAAAATACGGAGAACTTCCAGACGTTGAATACAAATGCTACGATACGATACGCAAAGATTTGCATTCGCTACTTAACGCCAATAATCTGACAATAGAATGAAAACCCAAATCCAAGAGCTGATTGCCCTTTATCATTTGCTCGACGAAATCACTCAAATAATCGAATCGGAGAATAGCGGCCTATCCGCAGAGCAAAGATTGAGCGAGATTGAAACCACAATCAAAAACCTTTTTAAGAATGACCCCAGTTGAAGAATTGTTCCGTTTGCTTTGGGATACGCCAAAGGATAAGTTCACTTGGTTTACTATTCGTAAACAAATTATGGAGAAAGAGAAAGAGGTTATTGTTAATGCTTATATAGATGGCTTGGGCCTCGAACCGTATGAGGTCTATTCCAAGCAACAAGCGGAACAATACTACAACGAAAAATTTAACAACGAAAAGTTCTAAAATGAAAGAACAATTTATGCGGATAGCAATGGCTCGCTTACGAGGCGTCTATCCTTTCAAGCCCCAACGCAGAGCAGTTGCCGCAAAGATGTGGGTTAAGTTCTTGGAACGGCAATGAAGAACCACACAAAGGTTTATCTTAAGGCAATGGGGTTATCCCCGGTTGAGTTTATTTGTTGCGAGGTATGCAATCGTAGAGCCGTTGACATACACCATATCGAACCCCGTGGTATGGGAGGCAGTAAACTTATGGACACCCCAGAGAACTTAATGGCCTTATGTCGTGAGTGCCACCACGAAGCCGACTTTGGCGTTGAATTATCCAAGGACTTCTTAAAAGCTGTACACCTAAAAAAGCTCAACAAATGATTCATATCATTACTCCCTGCTCACGCCCGGAGAATCTTTCAACAATCAAGCAAACCATTCCAGAGGATTGCAGTTGGACGGTAGTCGTTGACGAGAAAGCAACAGGCGATTTCCCAAACGGAATTACCTACCTACGTCCCAGCGCAGGAGGCAACTGGGGAAATCCGCTTCGCAATATAGGTATGGAGTTTATATTGGCTCTAAAGGCCAAAAGAGGCGATTACATATACTTTCTCGACGATGATAACATAATCCACCCGGATTGGTACGAAGCCGTTAAAAACGAGTTTTATCCAGTTATCACCTGGGGGCAAGTATTTAAGAATGGCCACCCAAGATTACACCCGACAAAAGAGCCAAGAGTAGGCACAATCGATACCGCCTCGTTTATGGTACGTTGCGATGCAATCGGGGAAGTAAGATTCGGAAACGAATACGAAGCAGATGGATTGTTCGCTCAACAAATGGCTAAGTGGAATGTAAACACGCTCGATGCCTACCTTTGTTACTATAACTATTTGAAATGAAAGTCCTTTGCCTTGGAGACCAAAACTCCGGAGTGGTGTACCACCGGATTTACAAGCCCTTCACTCTACTCAAGGAGAAAGGGCTTTTGGATTTTCAGATACTCAACTACAAACAGCCAATACCGGAAGCCGATTGGGAAGACGTTACCCACGTAATCTTTTCTCGTGCGCTTCCGTTCTCCGGTGAATCCTTTGCTAACTTCTTTGCTATTTGTAAAGCAACGGGCAAGAAGGTTATTATTGATAACGACGATTGGTGGCACTTGGCATTAGACCACCCCAGCAAAGCAGGATACGATAAAATAAACTTATCAGGAAGGATAGTAAACTCTATGTACTTTGCAGACGAGGTATGGACTACCCAAAAGTACCTTGCCGATAAAATCAAGAAGGTAAACCGTAACGTACATATCATTCCAAACGGATTAGACCCTTCCGACCCGCAATGGCAAATCACCCGCCAGGAAGCAGATGAGGTACGATTCGGTTACGTGGCCGGCATCTCCCACCTTCCAGACCTTTTGCAAAATAAGATAGACCTTTCACCGTATGAATCGTATGTAGCCGACCTTGGGGGGTACCCACAAGCTGCAAAAGCAAGATTCGCATTAGAAACAAAATCCCCAGAGGAATACGGACAACTTTACCAAATGTTTGATGTTGCATTGGCTCCGTTATTGCCAAGTGAGTTTAACCGCTGCAAATCAAATCTTAAAATGGTAGAAGCAGGGTTTGCTGGTTGTGCGTTAATTGTAAGTGATGTAGCACCGTACTCTAAACACCTAACGGATAAGAACTGCATCGCTGTAAAACATAAAGGGGATTGGAATAAGGCAATTAAATATCTACACGAGAACCCAAACAAAGCCGGGGATATTGCCTTGACACTTCACGAGGATATGACCACCAACTTTAATATCCACGACTTTAACGATATTAGATTAGAACGCTTATGCAAATAGTACCAATTACCCAAGTGGTTCCCAATACGAGCAACCCCCGAATTATCAAAGACGATAAGTTCAAGAAGCTCGTAAAATCAATCCAGGAGTTCCCTCAGATGCTTGAGCTGCGTCCTATTGTTGTGGATGCAAATATGGTAGTGCTTGGCGGCAATATGCGCCTAAAGGCGTGCGTTGCTGCTGGGCTTAAAGAGGTGCCGATTGTTATGGCTGACAATTTAACGGAGGAGCAACAGGCGGAGTTCATCATTAAGGACAACGTGGGGTTCGGAGAATGGGACTGGGACTTATTAGCGAACGAATGGGATGCTGCCTCAATTACCGACTGGGGACTTGATATTGGTGGCTTTGACTTAAAGGCAGAGGAATTTAACGAGGAGTTCTCTTTGCCAGATGGCGACAAGTCCCCGTTCCAGCAAATGACCTTCACCCTTGCGGATGAGCAAGCAGAGCAAATAAAGAATGCAATCGCAGATATTAAAGCAACAGACGATTACAAATACTGCGAAACGCTTGGAAACGAGAACAGCAATGGTAATGCACTCTACTTAATTATTATGCAATGGGCAGAGCAAAAGAAATAATCGTTAAGGTAATACCCTCCAAGATTGCCAACGAGTTTGTAAAGAAGCATCATTACTCTGGCAAGGTAGTTCCAAACAGCACCCTGCACTTTGGCGCATTCCTTGATGACAAGCTACACGGGGTATTGAGTTACGGCCCAAGCATTAACAAGAATGGAACCATCAACCTTGTTAAGAACACCGGCTGGAATGAGTTTATAGAACTTAACCGTATGGCCTTTGATGACTACTTACCCAAGTATTCGGAGAGCCGCTGTATTGCAATCACCATACGATTAATAAAAAAACACGCCCCGCATATTAAGTGGGTTATTAGTTTTAGCGATGGAACGCAATGCGGCGATGGTACTATTTATAGGGCAAGCGGTTTTAAGTTAGTTGGGATAGCGAGCAATGCAGGAATATGTAAAATAAATGGGCAGGTATCGCATATTAAAAAAACCTACGATATGGGCTTAACAAGTTCCTTTCTTAAAAAAAGCGACATACCAAAACTAAAAGAGCGTGGCTATGAAGTTGAGTTATTAACTGGCTACCAATTAAAATATGTTTATTTAATTGATAAAGGTTGCGAATTAGCACAACCCGTAATACCCTTTGAGAAAATAGATGAATTGGGCGCAGGTATGTACAAGGGGCAAAAAATAACCCTCCAAGAGAGGAGGGCTACTTTGAGCGAGGAGGTCGATTCGAACGCCACTTCTTAATTGGAGTATTAAGCGTGCAACCATTACACTTTCCTCGCAGGTGAAACAAATATAAAACAAAGATATGTTATGGACAAAACTGAACAGCATAAAAAGGCAATGCTCGACGCATTGGAAAAATCCCTCGGAGTTGTAACCTCGGCTTGCAAGACGGTAGGCATTGGGAGAACTACGCATTACCTTTGGATGGATAGCGACCCCGAATACAAAGCAGCAGTCGATTCATTATCAGACGTTGCCCTTGACTTTGCAGAAAGCCAATTGCACAAACAAATCAAGGACGGCAATTCAACAGCAACAATCTTTTTCCTAAAAACAAAAGGAAAGAAGCGGGGTTATGTAGAACGCCAAGAGTTGGACGTATCTACGGGCAAGATGTTCCAAATAGAAGTACTTGGCAACGATACAGACCAATAAGGTATTTAACCACCTAATCAAAAGCGATAAGCGTATTATCGTTGAGCAAGGCGGTACACGGAG